TTACGGTTTAATCGTAAGATATGCAATCACCGCACCCGCGACCCCAGCGGCCAACAACTTAATGATCTCCATTATTAATGTATCCCACAATTTTCCCGGCTTGCTTTCAAGCGTTTCAAGCCGCTTATCGTGATTCTGCAATTCGTCATCATGCCGTTTCAGCATTTCGCCCATTTGTATGGAGAGGTCAGAGACCTTCTCCATTTTCTTTTCTTGCAAATCAAGCCGTTCTTTGTCTCGGCTAAATCTTTCTGCGGCGTTCTTCTGACGCTCTCCACAAACTTCCTCGGTAACGTATTTCTCTTCCATTTTGCAACGCCGCTTTCATTCGTTTTGTATCGTCAAAAGGCAATCGCCCTGCAAGCATCAATTCCAGCGCTTGATGCTTTCGTAGAGACTATTTAATAGCCTCTGCGGCACAGTTACTTGTTGCGCCTGTAACCGCGCCCACAGCGCTTTCAGGTTTAATTTCCGGCTTTTCGGATTTAACCGTAGCTTCGATCTTAGAATCCAGCCATGCGTCAAAATCTCCGTAAAGTGTGGCAAGCACATCTTTCGTATTCTGCGGGAGAATCATTAAAATGGCATCTTTGGTTTTCTCAAACGCTTTTTTTGCCGCCGCTTCGTCGAATTTTCCGGACTTTTTAAGGTCATCGACGAAAGTCTGGTTGGTACAAATCACGGTGTCGGTAACAATTTTCTCTGCGCCTGCAATTAGATTCTGCACGAGAATAGAATTTGTTCCTGCCTGCGCCGCCTTGCTCTTGCTCTGGATAAGCGTCGTAAGGTATCCGCTAAGGATCGGGATTGCCGCAATAAGTACGGCCTTCAAAAGCTCGTTAAGTAAGTCATTCATAAATTGCATTATCCTTTCTGTTCTGCCTGTACGGCAGCATCAGCGCCATTGTTCTGCATATCTTCCGGTGGAAGATTCCCAGTATCGTAAGGCGTGGGTTCCGCTATGGTTTGCATCTGCTTTTCTGATTCATAGGCACTAATCGCGCTCTGTACCCCAGTTGCCGGATCACCGCTTGACAGACCGGAGGCTATTCCAGCAACTAAAGGAGTGGCCCATTGGCTGTGCTCAAATCCCGCCTTGCCCCCGTAAACCGCAATCGTCCCGATGAACGCCATAGCGTCGCAGTTCATCATTCCCACTGGATTTTCCAAACCGCGAAACCACCCAACAATGCATACGATGGCGAATACTGCCTCCACGATAAATGCGACGGTTGTATACTTCTTAAATGTTGGCGTTCTCATGTAGTTATGTACCCCGCGTAATTCAGCAACGGACATTGAAATTGCATTGCGCCGTCAATCCAGCAGAGGCCACCGTAATGTGTGCAAATCCGGATTTAATTGCTCTGGTGCGGATTTTCCAACCACGAGGATCGGCGGTAATTCGCTCGACCTTAATAACGTCCTGTCCGGTGACATTTATCTCGGGCTGATTGGAGCACCGCGCTAACACCTCATATACTTCTCCGGGTCTCATGTTCTTGCTGTGCGTGTCAAGGGACAGCCCGACAATTCCGGATACATGCGGGCCAGTTACACTCTGCGTTTTGAGGTACTCAATTCCCGGAACCTTATACCAATGCGTCCACGATCTTCCGGTATAGCAGCGCGGTAGCTTAGACTGTACGACGCCGTAAGCCGTCCCTGCGGATTCGATCACATGTCCGTTGCCAACGTAGACCGCCGTATGGCCCGGCATATACAGGGCGATTCCTGGGATTTCAGGGATAGTGCTGATCGGGCCCTTTTCGGAGGACGCATTGAATAGATTGGTGTCATATCGAGCATTGTATGTAAGATTGTCCCCAACCTTATCAGCCATCAAATAATATTTAATCAGCCCGGAGCAATCTACGACACGCCGCCCAATCCACTTGTTGCCGACCGTGCGCATCTGGCCTCCGGCAAGATTGTTATCGGGATACTGCTTTGCCTTTTGATCGAGCAAGGTACTGTTGCACATTTGCCCGAACGTACCGTAAACATAGCCAAGATGGGCCGCAAGGGCCGCTTTGGCAAAGGCCACAAGGCCAATATTGGTTTTACTCATCTGCATACGCCTCCCCGGTGATCTGCTGGTATTCGTCGGCGATTATGTATGATTTCGCAACTGCCGATTTAAGCTGATCATTTCCGATGCTTTTTAATTCGTATTGGATTTTTAGAAAATTAAAATATCCGCTCATACCAGCACCTCCTACAATCCGAGCGCGGCAAGAGAACCACATCCGCATCGTAGGTCACAAAGAGTGGGCTTGTGCCTCTGATCTTTGAAAGCACAAATGCCGCCTCACGTTTTGCGCCGCTTTCCGCCGCGGTTTCCGCATACCAGTAAAATGCGTAGGGAACGTGATTTCCTTTCACAGCCGCGAGGTTCGCCGCGGACTGACAGTCAAGCGCCAAGCCGTGGGAAACGTCAATTCCATAAATCATCATTTTGGTTCCCTTTCTTGATTTGATAAGCAAATTGATTTAGTTGTATCCAATATTTTTTCTGCAAATGCCAAGTGTCCGCGTGGCCGATATGCCCCAGCCAGCTTTGCAGGGATTTTTGCAGGTGGTCTTTGGTGATCTTCCCGCGCCGATATGCCCGGATCGTTCGCCGCATCCGCCTGACGCTCGACTTCCGCACCTTTTTGTAATCCCGCCAATGGATATATCCGCAAAAATCGACGCCGTTCTTGACATTGATGATCGCGGTTTTCGGGTTCAGGCTCAAATGCAGGGTTCCCAGCAGGAACCCTTCGATGCGCCGCAGGGTATCCCGCAAATACCGCTTATCATCCGAAAGGATGATAAAGTCATCCATGTATCGGATGTAGTGCTTGACGTGCAGCGTTTCTTTTACAAATCTGTCAAGCTCATTCAGGTAAAGGTTTGCGAAAAGCTGTGAAGTCAGGTTCCCCACAGGTATGCCCGTTTCGGCCCCGTTGCTGTCTATAATCAAATCCAGCAGCCACAGCAATTCCTTGTCTTTGAAAATCCGGCGCAGTATCTTTTTCAGGACGCCGTGGTCGATGGATTGAAAATAATGGTGAATATCGCCTTTCAGGGCATACAGCGGTCTCCCGTCATAGCTCATGTTCCGAATCCATCGGGTGATCGTGGCGGAAGCGAAGTGCATCCCGCGCCCCTTCCGGCAGGCGCAGCTATAATAAAAGAACCGTTTGTCAAGAAGCGGTTCAATCACATTGCATATGGCGTGTTGCACCACCCGGTCCACAAAGGGCAGCGCGGAAATTATGCGCTCCTTCGGCTCATGGATTTTGAACACCCGATAGGCGCCTTGCCGGTAGCTGTGCCAGATCAAGTGATTTTGGATGTTGATAAGATTTTCTTCCTTGTTCGCCGTGAATCGCAGCACTTCATCCCGGTATCGCTTGCACTTCCGGGCCAACCGGAACGCCTTTTCGATGTTTGCAAAATCGAATATTTTCGGATAGAGATTGCCGTATCGCTTCATTTTTGTCGCCTCTGCGCCCGTCCTTCGCTTGCGCTACTAACCGGGCGCATCCTTTTTTATGTTTGCCTGCCCGTGACACGCGGGCAGGACGGGCCAACCGTTCTGACTAATGGTTTAATTAGTCCCTGCTGCCGCACCGTAATGCCGCACGCCTAAAAGCCAAGTCACAGCCAAGGCGGACGCCGATGTTCGTATTCACGTTCCACGGGTAATTGTTCAAGTTCACCGTGCGGGAACCAGCGTGTGAGCCATTGTTCCAGTTGCCGCCGCCAAGGAGATTACAACAGTCAGCCCAAGGACTATTTGCCCTGTACGAATTTGATTAAGCCGCCCAGCAGCGCGCCGATCTCCGAAAGCTTCCCGCAGATCACGCCGTAGGTATGCTGGTTCATATAGTGCAGATCGCTTGCCAGCCGCACCAGCATTTTTAATTCTTCAAGGAGCGTGTCGGCCTCATAGAGCTGGTTTTTCCTCGCCGTGCTCTTGTTGGCCTTGATAATGCACCGCTGCATGTCGATGATGCAGTTCTTGGTTTGCGTCTGCAATGTGAATTTCTCATGCTTCGGGTATCTCCCGAGGATGGGATAGATGTAAAGCAGGAAATCATACAGCTTTTGGTACAGGATCAAGTTTTGCATTTGATTGCCTCTAAAGGGGGAAGACGCGCTTTCGCGCGCCCCATGCAGATTTTCAGATTACAGAGCGTCACAGCCAAGGCGGACGCCGACGGGCGTATCCACGTCCCACGGGAAACTGCTCAAGTGCACCGCGCGGGAACCAGCGTGTGAGCCACCGCCCCAGTCGCCGCCGCCAAGGAGAACAATAAGCGAATAGTCCGAATATTCCCAGATGTTTCCGTTTCCGCTGAACGGGGAAATTGTGTCCCATGCCCAGCGCCCGGTTGTGCCGTGGCCGTTGCCGCTCGAATAGGTCTGACCGCCACGATTCCCGTCCCACGCGCCAAACGTTCCGCTTCCCGTTATTACCGGGCCCTCACCGCTGGTGATAAGTTCGTCGAGCCATTCCCACACGTCGCCCACGGCGTCCCGGCAACCGACAGCGGAAACCGCGTTCGCCACATTCCCGGTAAGCTGTCTGCCGGTATTCGTGGTGGCCGTCCATGCGTTGTTGTTGTCGGCATCGTTGCCCTGCGGGGAACCGTATGCCGCTGCGCACCACTCGGCATACGACAGCATCCGCTTCCCCGATTTAAGGGCCCGCTCATTGAAGGAATACCAGTTCATGCCCTCGGTGCCGGTCATCGGCGTGGAGTTGTAGGCGCTCTTCAGGCCGTTCTCGCCGTCATCGCTGCCGATGTAAATATCTACCCACGTATTGTTGCGGAGGAATACCATTCCTTCCGGGCTGCATTTCGGGCGGTGCGCCAGCGTCCACACGCTGCGCGGCACGATCCCGTCAAACACCGTGCTTTCCCATCCGGAGCCCTGCACGGCCCCGGACGAATTGACCGGCTGCAAAGAGGAATTCACGGCGCGGCATTTCCCATAATGGAATCCGCCGATCTTCCGGGAATTCGTCGCATTGTAGCCTGCCGGGTATGTACTGTTCAGGGAAATGACGAAAATTTCATCATTATCGTTGCCCGGATCGCACAGGTACACATAATAGTCCTTGCCTACCGTGAAATCTCCGGTGTCAAGGTTGCTTGCATTGATGTGGGTCATGGCCGTTCTGAATACGCCCGTGCCCGCAATGGCGACGACGCAATCCGCGTCGATGGTGATTTCCTGCGCTCCCGTAGCGGTCATATATTGCTTGTTCGGCGTTACAAGGTCGCCTATGGTCGCCATCTTAGCCGAATTGAGAAGGGCACGCGGGTCTTTGTTGATGAAATCATCGGTGAAAAGTCTGCTCATAGCTGGTTCAACACTCCTTTGATTGAATTCAACTGATCCTGCGTGATCCCCAGCGCGGCAAGCGGGCTTGCCGCGGAAGGAATCTTCAGGGAGGTTTCGCCCGCTCCCAGCGCGGCTGACAGCGTGATAACGGTCTGATCCGGCGTGTTCTTCATGCCTCCCGGCGCGGCCCCTCCGCTCGTTTTGCTGGTTACTGCGGCGATCGTGGCGCCGCCCGCGTTCCCGATGATCTGATCTTTCGCCGCTTCGCTGCAATAGTTGACCGTGGCGGTCTTTCTATCGTCGGATATGGTGACAATGGGGCAGGTGATGTATTTTCGCGCTTCAATAGTTGCAATGGACCTTTTCAAGTCATCGGCAGATAACTGTTTAGCCTGTACCATAGAAAGCAGATTTAGCAGGTCTTGGCCAGAGCCGATCTTTTTTGGAAAGCCTTTCATAATATCTTCCTTTCTTCAACCCACAGCAGCGTACAGATACGCATTGCCTAAGTAGGCATTGCCAAGCCACGCTGCTTTTGATAACACCGTATCTTCAAGTGCAACAACTCGGTCAGTCAACGCCGCTCCTGCGTCATATCCCATCATGCCGCCCTCTACGTTCAGCCTTGCGGTTAGCCGCGCGTCTATCGCGGGTCCCAAGTTGCCCTCAATGGCATCATCCACGCTTTGTGCGGCATTGTTTGCTCTGTCGGCTGCTTCGTTTGCATTGGCAGTAGCCGTTTCAGCATTTGAAATAGCCGTCTGTGTGTTGGCCTGACGCTGATTCTCTGCTGTTACGCGGGAGCTTTCAGCACTCACACGCCCGGATTCCTGTGTCTTGCGTGTCTGTTCATTGGACTGTCTGGCAGATTCTGCGGAGGCCCTTGCGGATTCAGCATTGACACGTCCGCTTTCTGCGGCCACACGCGCGGATTCTGCGGTTGTCATTTCCTGATTCTTCGCGTTTATGTTGTCGATGGCCGTATTTGCATTGGTAACGGCGGCTTCGCTGTCCGCCTTTGCCTGCGCAGTCTGCTCTGCGGCGGAATCAGCTTTGTTCAAGGCTTCAACAAGTGAAAGAAAGTCGTCCGTACTTTCAATTCCTTCAATATCGGATGATTCCACTTGCAATGTCAATCCAATTACCTTTAACGCAGAGTTGTCTGGCTTAGTTATATAAATCTGTGCGGAAACGCTTCCAGCCGCTGACGTGGCCTGCTCTGGGAGCACAAAAGACGCTTTCCCGTCTTTTGCACCTGTAATTGTTCCGCCTGAAAAGGTCTTTGTGCCATCTGACTTTTTGCAATATAGGTGCACGGAAGTATCAGTTAAGTCGATAGGCCGGTCAACGCTTTCGGCGTTGAACGTTCCGTCTGTCTGCCCCGTCCGGTCAACCAGCGTTACGTTAAGAGTACGGCCATCTGATTCCCCTTGAACCGCAAGCACGGAAACATAATTTTTTTCCCATGCGTTTAAGGTTACTTCTATATCTGTCATGTTTGTCCCTCATTCCCTTTACGCATTATCGTCTACCAGCATCCCGTCTCGGAAAAACAGGTCCCGATATTCTCCTTCTCCGCGCTGTATCTTGACCGTCCCCGAATATGGTTCTTCTCCCTTGATTTTCAAGTCCCCATCCAAATTGATCGTATCACCGTTGATTTCTACATCTCCGTTAGAAGATAACTGCGCAAACGATTGGCCCATGATATATACGCCTTCATCTGATGACATTTCAATGTCCCCTCCGGATAAGTCAATATAGGCCCCATTGCTCCATTCAATTCTTCCGGCAAATGTTCCTCCAGACAAATAGAACGTTCCCTCTTCTAGGTCTAGCCACCAGTCCCCGTTTGCGGATTCTATTTTACCAGTTACGATGTTATCTCCATTGATTTCTGTCTTTCCGCTTCCAGAAAGATCAGAAAACGATACTTTCCCTTGGATTTCAATTTCAAGGTCACCCACCTTGATTTCTGCGCGGGTAGCAGTATCTTTTGCATCGTTCGCCGTTTCGGTTGCCTTATCGGCTTTGTCAAACCGTTCTGACTGGTTTTCATCTTCCGATTCTGCATATCCGCCAAATTGTTCGGAATCGCCAAACTCAATCTGCAAGCCAGAAACAATCGTAGTATGGCGGGTTCCTTTTTTGTCGGTCAGCCAAACAATGTCGCCTGTTTCGATTGCCGGGTTCATAGGCGCGCTTGCGGAATAAGAAGCAAACTGCGTATTGATGAGCTGTGTTCCTAGAGCGTTTACAAGGCTTTGCAGGCCGTCTTGCGCAAAGGGATTATCCGTTATCCTGACGGCATAATCAGACGTTCCAGAAGAGTACACGGTGCCCGCATCGTCGTTTCCTTTGATTTGTACTCCGGTAATCTTTGTATTGTTTAATGCGGTGCTAACCGTTTTCGCGTTTTTGCCAATGTCAAAAATGTGCTCTGGCGTTTCGTACCATCGAATTTCAGTGTCACCGTTGCGGTTGCATTTTGCGAAACAGCCTGCAAGTTGCGCAACGTATTTCAGAATTTCCCGGCATGTGATGGTTTCAGAATCGGGCCGTTTGGCAACGGAATAATCGCTATTGGGAAACGCCGCAGTTGCAAGGTTCACGCCACAGACCGAACAGGCATCAGCCGCAATCTGCCCGAGCGTGGCAGGATAGGCAAGCGTACTCTTTTCAGAATATTTTGCATCCATCTTGACAAGGTTGTCATAAGCCGCAAGAGAAATGGCATAGTTCACTTCTGGGGATTCCGTAACGTTGAAAACACCCTTTTGAATCTTCTCGACTACTTCTCCATCTCTCCAATGTACAGCGGTTGTGAGACCAATCCATGGCTTAATCACAGCTCCCTTGAAATCATAACCGGAAAGCGGAGAAATTCCAGTCTTTGGGTCAGGCCAGTTTTGAATTTTCAAAGTAAGTAATGCCGAATATGCGCCGCCAAGTTCGAACGTCCCTTCTTCTGAAACCTTATCCTCAATGGACGGATAGCCTTGCAT